GCTTCGTAATTCTCAAAATCTTGTGCGTATTCTAAACCTTTGGCGTGACGCCAGCGCCAAATGATGCCAAGCCGCATCAGATCCTCGTCTAAAAGGCCAACATCACTGTCTGCCGTCCATAGCTTTTGAGCGGTTCCACTGGCGCTTTCGCACCATGATTTAGTGATGTAGTCAAACGCGCATTCGTCGGTTGTAGTAGGGATAGGCTCGATAAAAAGCAGGTTACCGCCGCGGATTTGATACCGTTGATAAGGCCCGGTGAATGGAAACGATTTAATTTGCTGGTAAGCAATCGAGTCCATTGGCCTAATGGGTAATGAAATAGTTCGATTCCAAAAGGTTTCGGGGATGATGTAGTCAAATCCAGCGTCGTCTACTACCGCCCCGTTCATCTTTCCCTGACTTGTTGCAAGCACAAGATTAAACACGTTTGAACGCTTTTTGGCTGACCATTGATATCTGGCCGACAAGTCTTCGCCCTCACTGTTTGCAATCTCAAGCAACTGCCCAACTTGTATGTCTGAATTGCCTATAATCGATGTAGGTTTCGAAATACCAAGTCGCTGCGTTGCGCGTTGCAGCATGTCAAGAAGTGCCATTATGCGGCCTCAGAATCAGCTTTTTTGGGTCTGCCAGGCTTTTTAGGCTCATTGGCTTTGGCTTGTTCGTCGATCTTTTCTTGAAGCATCTTCATTTTAGACTCAAAACCACTGATGGTATCTGCCATCTGATCGTTTTTGGCTTGTAAATGCGTAAATTCGGCAGAAGCAACACCATTTGGCGCTGTCTGCAAAAAGTTAGAGGCTTTACGTTTGACGTCCCGCGAACCCATGCCTAGTGCATCCATCGCGTTTTCCGTCATTTCTGCCGCTTCCTCGACGCTGCGAATACCCAATTCAATTAGGTTTTTCTGCATAGCTTGAGTGATTTGATTCCAACCAGTAATAGGAGTTCCATCAATAGGAGCCTCGCGGTTTTCCTCCCAAGCCTTCAGGTTTTTCAAGCAATAATCGTAATAATCTTGAGAAATGAACTCATTGCGTAGCTTTTCTTTAAGCTGGTCGATCCACGGCGTTGTAGGTTCGCGATATTTGTATGTCTCAATTTCGACATCATCAATCATTACCTTTTGCTCAACAGGCGGGCCGCCTTCTTCCGGTGTTACCCAACGAGAGGCCGGGCGCTGCACTTCTTTCTGTACTTCGCGACTTTTAAACGTCCAACCGCGCACTACTGCCGGAACTTCGCTTTTTGTGTCGCCTCTTGCGCGAGAATAAACCTTAGTAATCGGCGCATAGATAGTTCGACCGGCTTTTAGTGAGGCCTCGCGGTCCTCAACAGTTGATTCGGTAAAACGTAGGAATGGGGGTGTATCTTCTTTCAGGGCGCCGGGATTTCTTGAGGCGCGTTCGATGTCTTCGTCACTAAAGGGCATAGGATTACTCGCTAATTGGTTATCAATTAAAGAAAAGGGGGTGTTTTAAGCCCCCTATCCTGTTTAGGCTAAAGCTGCGTCGTCCATAAACGGACGGTCAATCTCAAACTCAGCCAAGCCAGTAGAAGGAGTACCGATGGCAGATGCACCGATAGCCTTCTTGACTCGATCACCGGGAACAACCGCATCATCAATGCTGCCGGCGGTAGCCGTCGCATAAACAAGGCCGTTGTCAGCATAGCTTGCTAGACACTTGCCTACCGCTTTACCGCTGATCTGATACCAACCATAAGAGTTGGCAACATTAACAGACATGGCAACAGCTACGCGGCCCTTGTCATTAGCAGCCAATAGGCTGGTTGTAAAGCCGTCTTCGGCTACGGTTACCCAAGACCCAACAACAGTACTCTCAACGCCGGCAAGATAGATAAACTCGCCCTCGCCGTAAGTTGGGTCGTTTGCCTTCAGGATAGTGCCAAAAGGGTGATTTTTAACAGTATCAGTATCGCCAATAGGCTGCGCGCCTATTCGGGGTTCACTCACATAAAAAGTCATAATTGTATCCTCAAATGAATTGCAGGCGTCTAACGACTACGCGTGCAAAACACCCTGGTTGCGACGGTTAGTGACACAGATGTTGCCCATCCAGATAATTGGAATAACAACAGCATCTTGGTTAATGGCGCGTTGGTCTTCAACCTGCGTCATTTCTGCGTCACGGTGACATACTAACTCAAGGTAATCGGTATTGAGCATGTAGCCATGAGCCGCTGTAATACCGGAGCCACCATCAAAGATAACGTCAGCATTCTTGTACTTCAACGAAACAAAACCGGCATTTGCCTTGTCGGAACTGGCATTTGTATCGGATGTGTAACGCTTCAGCGATACTTGAGAGTCTTCAAAAAAGCTGTAATAGTCGTTAGAAAGCACGACTAGATCAGGCTTGTCCGAACCACGTACCAGATCAAGGTAAAGCTGCGACATGAATGGAGACTCGAAAGTGCTAGACGACAGCGTAATAGCACCGCCAGAAATAGGCGAGCTTGCGTCCTGCACCTTTGTCTGCCACCAATCGTAAAATGTCACCATCAATACCACCAAGCGTACCACCGGCGGTGTCAGGGCAGATTGCACCTAAACCGTTAATCTGGTTGGCGCTGGTGCCGTCTGAATAAACGTCGCTTGAAAGGTTGTTTTTGAAGGTTTTCATGGCATTGGTTAAGCGAGACTTAGCCAAATTGATGATTTGTGAATCACTTGAGTTAATACGCATTTCACGACCAGAAGCCGTTACGTGCACTGCCGCTTGCTGCCAGTTGTACTCGGCGGCGGTTAAGACCTGCGACGTGGAAATATCCAGCGTGTCATAGCCGCTGTATCGCTGCCACGATTGGTTGGTTCCGTAGTCAAGCCCGCCAACAATGGTCAAACCACCGTCTTCGACGCGCTTACGGCCTTTCTGATTCATACGCATCAGGAGGGCGTTGTTGTTTGATACGTTGTCGGCGTACCCCGCTTTGTGCTTTCGGAATGTGCTAGAAACTAGCTCCGAAAAAGTGCTATTTGGTGATGTCATTAGGATTTAATCCTCAAAAGTTAAGTTAAGCACTACGAGATTTGATGTCAGCCATCGTTTCACGCAATGTATCGTCAACACTTCCGGTGGGTTTTGGCTTTGTAGAAACATGCGCCGGCTTCTTGTCAATGTTGTTCGCATTGGCTTTGATAGCGTTTGCAACATGGTTCTTGCCGTTTCCGCCGCCTTGGGATTGTTGTCCCTGTATCAAAGGTCGGGTATCGGGGTTTGCCCATAGAGCGTTATTGTAAGCTTCCTCAAAAGACATGATGGCGCCTTTGTTGTCTGCTCTTTCTAAAATATCTGCCATATCATCTACAACATTGGCAAAATAAGGGTATTTAAGCTCGCCCTTACTATTTACTGCTGTTGCAAATTCATTTGCCTCTGTATCCAACGCCTGTTGGCTAATGCTCTGCTGTTGTGCAGCAAACCGGGCCTCTACACGTCGATCAATGTCAGATTCAGTTAAACCGGGTTTCTGCTCTTGTGGGGGCGGAGCACCGTTAATCAAAGCCGTCTTTAATTCGTCAAAATAACCATATTGTTGTGCTAATTGCACAGTCATATTCAATTTATCGCGAATTGTTCCTTGACGCAAGACGTGTGCGCTATTTAGCATATTTTGCACAACAGTCTCAGGCGTGCCGTTTTCCGCTCTAATCAAAGCTTCATACGGTTGAAGTGTTCGATTAATGCGTTCGCCAAAATCTGCCGTTTCCTTTAGCTTTTGTACGCCTTGGTGCATATCGTGTTCGCGCTTGGCGATTTCGCTGCGGATTTCAGGGTCGAGGCTTGCCCATTTTGCTTTGGCACCAGCGCGCCAGCTAGAAGGCGCGTTTGCCAATGATCGGTCAATATCGCCCGTTACGGGGATTACCGGCGCATCATCTGCGGCGACAATTTCATCTGGTTTAGGATCGGTTTGTTTGGACGTATCGACTTCAGACTCGACTTCTTCAGCGTCAGTAATTTCGTCTTCAACTTCGTCAACAACTTCTTCTGCGTCAACTTCTTCTACCAACGGTTCATCAGTTCGGCCTTGTATTTCACGCAAGGTTTCTGCCATATCTTCGTCGATCGTTGTTTCTACTTCTTCGTTAGCCATATAGGTTGCCTATAATCCAAACGTCCATGAGTTTTTGGCCTTGCCGTCACTTGCCCGTTCAATGGGCGCATTATTGCCATGCCGCATATCATTGAGGGTTTGCCCCAATGTTTTTTCTATTGCACGATCCATCTGTTTGTCTTCATGGGCAACGTGTGAATCTGCCGCACGCTGTTCGGATTCCCGCCCTTCGTACACCCGACAACCAGTACGCTTGAGGTTTTCTCTGTGCTGGCGCCGACCACTAATCATTTTGTTGCCTTCGTTCACGGGGCACTTGTAATCCTTTGCGTCACGCATAATGTGATGCGTTTTAGGCACCGGAGGCGGGTTCATGCCGTACTGAGCCCACATATAGTCCGGAATCATAGCGCCGGTTTCGGGATGCGCCTTGTATCTGACGCGGCCTGTTTCGGGGTCTACATCATGATTCTTTTCTTTTTTGCCAAAAATAGCGTCATAATTGCTATCGAAAGTAGCTTTATTCACGCCGTATGGTCTTGGATTTGAGCCTTTACCCGCCATCTTTTTTATCTCCGCCACGATGAATGTGAACCTGAATAGCTTCGCCATCGCCTTTGATTTCCATCGATTTCAGCTTTGGTGAGGTAAATTGCGCAATACGCTCCCATTCTTTGTTCACGTCAATTAATGTTGCGCTTAAATCGTGATTAGCCTCGTTGTCGCCCGCTTCAGCACTGTCCACCTTTGCTTGCAACAACACAGCATTTTTTGCCATGTTCATAATTGGATCAAAGTCTTTGCCGTACATAGCTTTAAGGCGGTTTAATAGGAACTTGTCGTTAACCTTGCTCATTAGTCATCCTTGCTTTCATCATGTCTTGTTCATGTTTTTCTTGGGCCAACTGACGCTTCATCTGCATTACCTGCATTGCGTCGCTAGTCTCTTGCTGCTTTATAGCTGCTTCCATTTGCCGTATTCGTTCTTCATGGGCATATTTAGCTTGATTTGCTTGGTTCTCCGCCGCCTTTGCCTGGCTTTCCGCTTGTTGCCGGGCTTGCTCAGCTTGTTGTTCGGCCTGTTGCTGTTGTTGGGCTGCTTGTTGCTCTTGTTGCTGTTGTTGCTGCTCTGCGCCTTGCTCGTTTACAGAGTTTTCTATGGCTTCCTCTACTTCCCGGCCTAATCTAAACCGACTTACAATTGACTTGAGCAACGCCGTGGCAGCTTCTTTGGTCATCATTCCTGATTCGACCGCCGGCATAACGCCTTGGACATATTGAGACACGCCACCTAAAAGCAGTGTCAGCGACTCTTGATCGGCATTTTGATCGGCTAGTACCGTTGAGTCAGTTTCAATGTCGATCATGTAGCTACGCGCCAAATCCTGCTCCATGACGCCTTTTAAATCTTCCCACGTAGGCAAAGACATAAATCGCATTTGTTCTGGGTCAACTTTAGGCTGTTGTGGCGGCTGAACTTCTTGCCCTGATTGCTGGGCTTGCTGTTGAGCCATCATTGCTTGTTGCTCTGCCTGCTGTTGCAGCATACGTTGTTGCGCTTCAAACTGCTGTTTTTCCGCTTCTCTTGGGAATTTTAGCCCGGTAATACCCGCCAAGCTTTCAATTGAGAATTTCTCGCCAATAATCTCAACGACTAGCTTTAAAATATCTTTTGCGTACTTCTGGACTGCTCGTTGACGTTTTTGCAGGCGTTGAGAACCATAGCTTCCCTTCATCTTTTGGGCGCCAAGCGTTTCATAAGGGTCTGATTGACCACGCATAATGTCTGAAATGCCGGTAATCTCGTAAATTTGCTGCACTAAGTCACGGCGATACACGCGAAGCTGCAACAAGACCTCAACCAAGGCTTTGTTTGGAAACATCCAGATAGCTTTTTCGATCCCGCCGTTTTCAATTAATCTTGCTAGATTTTCAGCAGGAATCATTTTGTTGTCGCCTGCATCAAACAACTTATCTAACTCCGCCAAAGTTCCGTCATAAATACCGCGAACCCGCAAAGAATCAGATATACGTCGCTCTCGTACTACCACAGTATTTAAAGTAGTCGCTAAAGCCTCGTATTGGGAATATTCAGTAAGCGGAACCATTGAAGTTGTTGATTTTATCGAATACAACGGCTTCGGCATCGGCCAAAACTTTTTCAGGGACAAGGGATCGTCTTCGATTTTAATAAACGAATCCTTGTAGCCTTGCGCGTACCACCTTACTTTTCGGTCTTCTTTGCACCAGATTTCGTAAATCGTAGCCCGGTCGTCAATTCGCTCGGTCTTGTCCGTTTTTGCATCACTCATGTCAGAAGCAATGTCATAGGTAATTTTATCGGCAAAATCTTCAGCAAAATCCTTTACCTGGGCTTTGTCTAGGTGGTGAATAAACGCCAACCACGGTAAATCTTCCCATGATTCCGCCGGACCTAGCAATATTTTGTCCCAGTCCCACGGCACAAGCTTAATTTCTTCTGACTCTACTTTATCTGGCGATGTTTCATTGCCGTCATCATCAACTTCAGCCGGTGTAATCTCTGCTTTGTATTTTATTCGGGTAACTGCACGACCGGGCAACAGCATGTCATGCACAGCCGATTCCATAGCGTTATCCATGCCGTATTCTTCTAGGCAATACGCTGATGCGTCTTCAAGCACTTTTGATACGTGCCGGCCTAAAATATCCTCTTGCCGAAACCTACGGCGAATATCGGGTTTGGGGATCTGCGAATATAACGATGGTTCAAGTGTTTCGACGTTTGCCCACAAAATATTAAACGAATTTGATTTCTCGCCTTTGGAATTCTTTGATTCGCCGTTTCGGAAAGTTTTTATTGCGTGCTTTCCGTCTTCACACCAGTCTTCATCACGCTTTTCAGATAACTTGATGTCCTCGGCGTATCGCTCTACTTCGTCATTAGTCGTTTTTACATCTTCCTTATCCATGAGAAACACCTAACCATTCCTCGTTTTTAAATTCGCACAAAACTGAATCTATCAAAATATCTTCAATTCGCATCCAGCCATGAACCTCGGATGTTGGCTCACCATTTTTTGACGCAAAATTAAACCGGACAAACTCGCCACAAGGAGAAATTAGCTGATCATCACCGCCAATTTCTGCTTGGTAGTAAACTATCCGCGAGCCATGCTTTGCGGCCATTTCTTCATCTTGCTTAAAGTGCATGACAACGCGACTAGGACGATTAAATTTAAGTATTTCCTGCATTAACTTCTCTCCAAATCAGCGTATTCAACAGTAATAGACCCGCTGCCACTGTTATCAGGGTCTACAATGAGCGATGTATTAAACCGAGTGGGACCAAATACAAACCGCGTGCCGGCAGCGGCAGACGCTGGTATCGTATAAACCGTTGTGGTGCCGTCTTTAATAAGCAACGGTTGAGCAGAGAGCGCCGTATTAATAAAAATAGCGTTTAACAAAGCAGGCACAGCACTTACCGTAGTCGAATCATCAGCTACATTAACGGCAACTGCCTCCCATTCAGTAATAGTCATTATTCGCTCTCGCTTGCCAGTCTTCGCTTAGTCTGATTTGCCACAATTTCGTTAAATGTGCGATCTTTTGCGTATTTTGACGGTGGGGCTTCGCTAGGAAGTTTATCCCGACTGTAGACAATTGCCAAGTACCGCCATCCATCAGCATAATGCGAGGACCAATCATGGTCTGGACCTTGCGAAAACGCCTTTTTTTCATCGTTCCATTTTCGATGATACGCTTTGACCGCTTCGTACCCGTCAGCAGCGTTTTCAGAATGAATTCTAGCAATGTTTAAAGCTTTGCGACCGGCGTTAATGCCGTCTGCAACAGATAGGCCTGGCACTAATTCGATAAGACTCCATCCAAAAGCCGCAGCAAATTGTTCCTCAGCAGACTTTAGCGTACCAAACGACTTAGCTCTGGCGTCATGAGGCATATTGATTGAGCCGTAGTCCCAGTCTTTATGGTGGGCGTACTCATTAGCATCACCCCATTCGGCAATACACTTGCCATCAATAATGTTTATTT